TAGTCTCCGTCTCGGATAGCAATTGACGATCCAGTGTGCATGCTGGTACCCGGCTTTATCGTCGCTGGAAGCGTTCCAGTGATCATTTCCCATCCAGGAACAGGGTCTCCCGGATCTGGACCTGGCGCACCAACAGCACTTCCCGAGGGCGTACTCGGGTCACCGAAATCCCAACCGGACTCGAAGCTCGGGTAAAGCAGGGAGATATACTCATACACCCACAGAGTATCGTCCCAGAGTGCTATCACTTTATTCCCATCGACACTCGGCCAAATGAAGAGACCTTGACCGACAAGACCAGTTCCAACCACATCAACAGTACTTATCAAACCGGGACGTTTGATAACCCGCAGTGTATCTTCCTCTTCCACAAAACAATTGATTCCCCAGGAGTCTTTCTCCGGAGAAGAATCTCGGGTGTCGTTCAGGAGGGCTAGAGGAAGTCTCATAATGCGAAGCTTGTGCCGCCAACATAGAGGGTATCGTTACGAATACTGACCGCGGTAGTACCGTAGATAAAGAGACCTTGGCCCGGGGACGCTCCTGTGGTATGATCAACCAGGCCGAAGCGCTTCTTTGCTTTAGATCCATCGACAAAGATGTTGACTGCCCACTGCCCTCGAGTCCGAGTAGAGTTTCGGGTTGTGTTGGCTGAGGCTAGGGGGACTCGGTTCGTTTCCACGATTAGCGCATTCCAGCCATATCCACGGTGAAGTAAGTGCTGGCCTCTTCCACACTGAAATTGAAACATTCGTCAAGGTAATGCTGCGCCCGACGCTCAATGTAATCCAACTTCGCCATATCAACGCCATCCTCCAGAGCCATCTCTGCCGCTAATCCCCACTTGAGGGGGAGAAGCCACTCGGCCGGGAAGTCGAAGTTATCGGAATCAGCTGTGAGGTCGAAGAAATGGCGTTGAGACTGTGCGTGAAAAGTGTAACCAGTGGTGGAGGGAACATTCAGGAGGTACAGGGTCCCGACTGCGTATCCAGGTTGATAGTAGAAATCAACAGGGATGCCGGGTTGATTCTTCGGACTACGAATGTTGTAGTCACTACGAGCAAGTTGGCGCAGCGAAATATCCACCGAACTCGGATCACGGACAAAACTACTGTCGAGGAGTTTCAGTGGTTTGTGCGCGGTAACATCACGAATCTCTGCGGTAATGGTGGCGGCGGAACCGGCTCCGGAGAAAGTCACCGCAGTTGGGGCACTGGTGTAGGAATCCCCAGGCACCAGAATGGTCATAGTATCTACAAGACCACCCGAAGTTGTGTAGGTTCCGGACGCATCTGCACCTGTACCATTACCATTGGTAGCCGTCCAGGTCCCACTTCCAGTATAACCACTACCACCGGAAGCACTGATGGAGTGAACGTAGCCGGAAGTTGGGCTGATATTATAACTGTAAACTCCCGGAATGAGGGGAATCTCCGTATCGACAGTCACCCACAGGGCCAGACCTTTCGTAGCCCAATTCTTTACCATAATGTTCAGGGCCTGCGAGCGGTTAGTCCGAGCTTCCGCACTCAAAGTTTCTCCCTCGCCAAGATAGTTGGTAACTCTAGCCGATGCGTTAATAATCTCAAGGCGGGTCAGGTTGAAAATTGTGGTATTAGTGACCGACATTTCAGACTCCTAAGGGATTCGGGGGAAGGGCTAGAGCCTGAGCTTCGGCGGTAAAAGTCGGTTCGGAGGCCGGACGATTGATTGCGACAGGAGTACTCTCAGGCACATTGCGTACATAATCCTGGGGATGGCGAGGCTCCCAATGTTCCTGGCAGACATAAAATCCATCCCAGGTTTTACGTAAATTACTGGCTTTACGCTTGCGACCACAGGTGTCACAAATTGCGTTATTGTTTCCAGCTAGGTAGAAATCTGCTCGGCCCATATGTGTTCCTTGGACATGAAATACCGGGATTCCGCGAACACGAAACCCCGGATACTACACTAACTCTTACGCATCAACTGCCGGAGACAGCAGACCAGAACGATCAGCGGTATGCTGATACATGTTATCCAGGAATGACAAGCCGGTAGAGGCAGTAACCAGCAACGGGGTTGTGGCTAAAGTTCGCAGGAAATTCTTACTGATCAACCCAACGTGAGTAGAAGTGTCAGAAGTAATCAGCAACCCAGTAGCTGTGCCAGCCGCATTGACAGTCAGAAATCTGTTATTACTGACATACAGGTTGGTAGCGAACTTGGTGGTAGCAAACACCATTATAGCCCCTGCATTTGTAGTCCTGGACGAGTAGACGTTATCGCGAATATCCACCCGGCTGATAGTTCCTCGGAAATTGATGAGGTATTCGACAGCGGCAGTAGCCAGCAAATAAAAGCGGTTGTTGGTGATTCGCAGGCCATCATTTGCAGCCGTTGTTGCAGACAGAATGAAAATGGCTAGAAAGTTAAGGCCACTTGTACTGTCGCGAACTTCGTTATTGTCAAAGTTGAATCCCTTGGCAGTTGTGAGATCGAAAAGCGTCACAATGTTGAGGAAGTTGGCAACGAACACACAATTGCAAATTGAAATGTTGTTGGCTGAGACTACGATTTTCGTGGAACTGGCCGTACTGAGAGTGAAGGTGGGTCTGTTATCTCCAACACCAACGCCAATGATGTTGATGTTGGATTTATTAAGAGCAAGAGATGTTGCGCTCGTTAGGGTTTCAGCATGTCCAGAGCCAACGATGATGGTATCACCAGAACCAGCGATACAACGATCAACTGCGGCTTGCAAGGTTGCGAGTGGTTTATTGAAGGTTCCTTTGTTACCATCGGAACCAGCACTTTGACCAGCCGTCAAAGAAGCAGTGCTGTTATTTACGTAAAAGATTTGTCCTTGGGCATTTGGAAATACGAGTGGCATACCGAGGACGGCCAGACCGGCGGGAAAGCCACCAGGAAAACTGGAAATACGACCTTGTGCAAGAGGGGAAGGCATAAAAATCTCCTAGCTGTGGACCCCGGAAGGGCCTGTTTTCAGGACAGGCCACAGTCCGGAGATTTTGTTTAGCACTTACGTGCCGGGGAACGTGAAGGCATGGGAACCTTCTTTGCGGGCTTCTTACGAGTTGGCATTGATTTTACTCCTGCGTGAGATAAAGCTATAGCTACCGCTTGTTTCTGTGGTTTGCCGTGAGCTATTTCAGTCCTGATATTGGAAGATATAACCGCACGACTTTTTCCAGATTTCAGTGGCACCGTATTACGGACCTTCGGACCCGTAGACTGCACGCGGATCAACAATACCGCACGCATAGCGCTCATAGCCGAGGGCCAGAGCATTCTTGGTGCCGAAGTCGTTGTCACGCTCGAAGCTCATGGCCTCGCGCTGCAGGAAGTTCAGGCCGGTGCCCTTGGCGACATTGGTGCGAACAAACCACTGTTTCGGAACCGTGAAGTAGTGATTCAGCTTAACACCGTCGGGAAAGATCCCGAGTGCCTTAATCGCGTTAATGTCGTTGTTGGCAGTGCCGACCTGCAGCGTGGTATTGAGGATGCGAGTGGCCTCGAACCAGTTGGCCGGAGCAACGTGAAGGCTTCTGGGCATCAGGTTGATCAGGTTTCCACGATCGTCAGTAGCCTGCATGATCTGGATGACGAGATCTTCGAGCGATGCCTCGGACAGATCAGCAGCGACTGCGAGTTTGTTGCTGAAAGTACCACCAAGCGTCGTCGGGTGATCGGTCGCAAGCAGGGTTTTGCCGTCAGCCCAGGTATAACTTGCGTTAGTAGCCCGGTTGAAGACGGCAGCTGCCACGCGCTCTTTGGTCTGCCGGAAAGCACGTGCATTACTGCGAGCGCGATTGGCCGAGACTTCCATGTAGAGATTGTCCTGCATTTCCTCGTGGGTGACGATGTAACCCAGAGCATAGGCGATGTTTACCATGCGAGTGACAGGACCCTGCGTCTCACTGTCATAGACAGCGGGAGCTCCTTGTTCCTTCACCGGCGCCAAGCCGAAGCCGGAAACCTGTACGAACTCTTCGTAGGCTTTGTCGCTGCTATCAACGTCGTACAGGTCAGTGTACTCGGTCATGTGTTCGTCGTATGCTTGACCCCAGATACCTTTGATTCCAGGCCAAAGCAGTTTTGGGTGATTCGAAGTGCCGATAACGCCAGCCATTGTAATTCTCCTTCAGATGTTGTTGAGGTTAGACGCCAGCGCTGGCATCACCAAGGGAACTGGTGTTCAGCATGACCCAAATATAGGCGTTGGTGCCGGGAGAAGTAAGATCGTTGTCAGGCCGGTTGGGAGCACCGATGATCTTGATCGGCAAAGTTGAAGTGGTGGTGGCACTAGCACCATCGACAATCGTTTTACAGTTCGGGGAAGTTGCCGTCGGGGCAGCTCCAACTGCAAGACCAGTGTTCTTGTTGAAGGCAGTCGAAGCAATGGTGTTGGTTTGGGCCTCGTAGATCATGTGGGGATCATCACAGACCAAGACGTAGTAATCTTTCGTCTTCGTAGCCGGGATAATCATCACGCCAAGGTTGTCAGGATCAGCGCCGAGAATAGCTCCACCACCACTGCCAGCGGAAGAAGCAAGTCCGACGACGACACCGCGAGCATTGCCAGAAGTGGAAGTCGACCCACGGGTACCGAAAATTGCAACATCCGATGCGCCAGTCTTAACATCACCACCAGCTACTTCAGTAACAACATCACCAATGCTGTAAGCGACCGCGTCGGTGCTCGGAATGCGGTAGATACGACCCTGGCCATTGTACTGCGCGCCAGTGATACTGTGGGAGGGCCGAAGCCCAAAGGGTGCGGCTGCGTTAGCCATTGTTAAACTCCTTAATTTCGATTAGTGGTAAGTTTGATACCGCCGTCGTAGCGGTTATCTCCCTTTTGTTCAAGCAACTTGCCACGCTTGATGGCAGCCTCAAACTGGTCGTCAATTGACGCCAGTTGAGCTTTGTCTTCCTCATGCCACTCCTGTTTGATTTTCAGCAAATAGGCGTAGAGGGGCGAACCGTCTTTGTGTGTTCCGACAAGCCGCTTAACTTGAGTCCCATCGCGAGACTCACCAACTTCTCTTGGAGTTACAAATTCATAACCGCCAGCCTGAGCCTGTTCCAGATTTCCACCAACATCGTTGCACCAGTAAAGGTAATACCCAGGAACTTCCAAGGTGATACCCAATTTGGTCTGCGGGACGCCGAAGGGAATACGCCTGGCGCGTTGAGGCCGATCACATTCAGCCCGAACTTGTGGTGTTACTTGTGTTGTGCTCATGAGGCTTCATCCCCAAAATAGTCTTTGACATAGGCTTCTTTCGTGAGAAACCCTTTCTTGACAAACTTGTCGCAGGCGATACGCGCTTCGATTGGAAGATCTGCGTAGGTCTTTGAACGGCCAGCGCGAGGTTGCCTGGTGTCCGGACTTCCAGAAACCGGATTTGGGCGGGAACGCTCGGGATTCTGGAACAGTTCAGGGTGATTTTCCTGAACGATAGCCTTGACCTTGTTCAAGAAAGCAGCCCCAATCAGGCTGGGTTCCTGCTGTTTCAACTCCTCCGCATAGTCGTGAGTTAAGGAGCGGAGAACTCGATTGTCCTTGTACCAAGGATTTGACTCTACCCAGGCGACAAAAGCAGGGTCAGGGGTGTTTGAGTCTCGCGGAGCAGGGGCTCGCGGCGCAAGTTGTTTTTTGGCTGTGGCCTGCAACTCGTCCAGCTGTTCCTCAATCTCCACGACACGCTCACCATTCGACTCCCGTAGAGCTTCTTTGCGCTCCTCCTTCAGACTGGCAATAGCCCGTTCGTAGGCTCGAGCTTCCGTTTCTCGATGGTACTCCGCAAATTCCTGGATGTTGTGTTCCAACGCAGCAATACGTTTATCACGCTCCAAAAGTTCAGCCCGCACCTTCTCGAAGTCCTTGCGCAGGAAGCCGTTGATTTGCTTACCTTTCTCCAGGAAGGTTTCAGCATCACGCCAACGCTCGGCTGGTCCGTTGAATTCATCCAAAGGTTTCCACCCAAGCATCCGAGCCTCGACTTCAACAGGGGAGACCTGCGGGGTATCGACTGTTTCTTGATCGGCGCTCATTCGTCATCCTCCAGAATGGCCTTCACGTCCAAGTCGTTGATCAGGCGGTAAGTCTTTCCGTTCTTTCCTTGGCAGACTGTGCCGGCGTAGCGAGCGAAAACAACCCTGTCCCCAATATCACACCAAGGAACGACCTGATCTGCGTAAGCAGTGTTTCCCAGGTCGACAACATACGCCTCGGTTTGAGCCATTGACTCCCGTTGCTTCTGTGTGGCCGTGGCCAGCACAATTCCGGAAGGGGTTGTGACCTCCACCTCTATCGGCAGAACCAACAACATGTGGCCAGTCGGTTTAATTCCTATCTTCATTGCGTATCTCCTGTGAGTGTCTCGTAATTCAGCTCCAGCAGGTCAGTCGCCATCTGGGCTTTACCTATGTTTACAGCATTTAACTGTGCTGTCTCGTCAACGGTGCTTGAGGTAAAGTTACCCGCCGCCCATTGCTCCTTCAGATCCGCCAGAAAGAGCTCCAAGCGCTTGTGATACAGGACTGTCACTGGATGAAGTTTCCAGTCCGCCCACTCTTGCTCCGTTATCTCTGGTTTCTGACTCATTTGAACCTTTCTCTATTTGAATACTGCGTTGAAGAATGGCAGCGGCCTTCAGGAGGGTCTCCTGTTTGGCCCGAGCTGCCCCAATTTGCGCGTTGATAATCGCAAGTTGTTGATTTGTTTTCGCATTCTGGGCTTCTTGCCCGATTGCCAGAGTTTCGGCCTGCAGTTTTCCGATCTTCGCTTGATTGAGATCGGCTTCTCCGAGTAGTTTGAGGGCTTCAAGCTGGATATTGGCGCGATTCTCAGCTGCTTTGGCCTCATTACGCATGGTTTCAATCTGAATGCGGTAGTGGGGTTGCGCTGGAACCTTATCAGGACCGGGAAAAACTGTGCTAATGTCCCCAATTCTCAGTGCTTCAAGGAATCTACGCTCGACTGCGGCCAGGTCGTAGCCTTGGGTCGTAGCTGCCGACTGTTTGAGGAGCTGAACCTGCTGGAGGCGCTGCGCATCAGTCAGCATGTTGGGGTCAGCCACCGGGCAGATGACTTTTTCACTGGCAGCATAGTCCTGAGCCAGCACTTTGCGGGTTTCGCCGGACAGGGGACTGTAGTATTCGACCTCGTTGTCCAGGTAGCGGCGGTTGAGAATGTACCTCTTTTGGAATTCCTTCTTCATCGAGCGATAGAGACGCTTCAAGATGCCGAGGAAAACCTTTTGACCCTCAGCCACAACCGTGCGGGTTGTCTCAGCGGGAGTATTTTGGCCGGGAGTGATACCTACCTGGGCATCAGTCACACCAGCTACCCGCTCGCCGTAGTTGATGAGAAGCTGAAGAAGCTGAAACAGCACCATCGAGGGCTCTTTGAAAGTGGCTGGGACAATGCTTTTGCGGAGATCATCGCCGGTTGCATCTACACGAACCCACTCGAAAGGCTTCAGAGCGACGTTGCCGGAACGCAAACGGGCGCCACGACCGAGGAAGCCGCCACCCGTGGTAGCCAGAGTCCCCGCGTCAATGAGCTGGTTAATCGCGGTATTGATAGACTCGTTGAGGGGACCTAGTAGACAACCCCAACCCAGATCATAGATGCCGCCGTCTGGGGACGGGATGAAGGAATATTTCTCGTAGTAATGAGTTGGCTCAATCGAGATTACCTCCTTTTTCTTATTGCGGTGAATTCCGTTAGAGGTAAAGCGAGCCACAATGCGGCAAAGTTGCTTCGTATCCTTCCTGATGGTAATGATGTACGGCTCTTGGTAGCCATCACCATCCAGGTCCAGCCATCCGTGCTGCTCCAGAAGTTCATAGGGACGGTCGTGATCTTGGGCAGGTTCAGTCCGCCCTTGAATCTGATCCTGCACCTGGGTCAGTTGATTATACTCCCCGCCAACCGCGGGAGCACTGTCAACAACACCCTCCAGAAAGAGTTCCGAACGAACCTTCTGAAGCATGGAGTTTGGACTGAGTTCAATGCACTCCGTAATGCGGGTTGCTGACTCGAGACTGGCGGCAAAGTAGGGGATGTACAGATCTTTTGCCGGAACAAAAGAACTGATGTTGCGCCCGAGTTCCGAGTCGAAGTAAATCTTCTTGAAGGCACAACCGATGATCGGAACTGTAATAAGAACTCGATCATGAACTTCTTCCCAGGCCTCGTCCTCTTCCAGCACCTGGTAGCTCATGTGCTCCGCAACGCGAGCAGCACGCATAGCCTCGATTCCCTCAGGATCGGAACCATAGGCTTTGCACTTCACTACGTCTGGACCGGGAAGCAGAGCTTGGTAAGCCCGGGCGTGAAATTGCAAGGCTGCAATCGTGATTAGCGGAAACTTGACGTTAGAGCAGTTAGGCCAGGGGAAGGTCTTTGCCTCAGCAACCTGAGTGGCCAACTTCAGGGCTGCGGCCATCTGAGTTTCCCAATTCTGCCGACTGCTGCTGTCGAGGGACCAGGAATCATACACAGCGCCGGCTATCTTTTTGCAGTCCTCATCGCACAGCAGATCCGCAATATTGTCCTCAAGAACAACTTTGGTCAGATCCAATTTACAATCAAGTGTTAGCATGAGGATAGAACCTGTACAGAGTTGGCTAAACTGCGGGAAATCTTGTCGTGATAGTGCCGAAGTTCAACACGATCTTTCCAGAGATTGTCTATGGCTACAGACAGACGTCGGGCTAGTTCGAGCTCCAAGGGAGTACTTTCCGGATCATTCAGAACTATGCGGAGAAGATCTGCTGTGGGGAAGTTGGTGGTGATCTGAAGCTTCATCTCAGTATCCAGTCACAAGAGAGCGGCCTGCGTTCTGCTGTGGTCCACCGTAGAGTAAGTCCAGTTCTTCGTCCCCCAAAAAATCTTCGTCGGAAAGCTCAGCCAGAGACTCGAAACCACGTACTAAGATGGAGGTAGAGTCAAAGCGATCATCCTCCAGGGCGTCACTGGTTCCAGTGAAACGCAGCAATTCCGCTTCATAAACTTCGTACCAATCAGCGGTTTTGTCGAAGCGCATACTACCTGCACGATGACGTTTCTGAAGAGGCTTGCCGCGAACTGCTTTGTCTCGAGTGGAGGACAAAGGAACCAGATTCAGCCACTTGCCTCGCGTAGTCATCTCCCGATATACAGTACCTTGAACGGACTTCCAAATAACTCCGTCTTCCACAAAGAAAGCTTCTGGGTCGTGGAGTTCCTGGAGACGAAACATCTCGTCAATCCATTCGAGGGCATCCCAACGACCATCCGATTGGTCAACTATGTGTAGGATGTTTCCACTGTCTTGACCTCCGACGGTGAAACTGGTACGGTTGGCCTTAGCTGTGGTAGAGACGGCGAAGTCACAGCCAATACACTTACGCTTAGGTTTGAGCCAGTCTGACTCCACCATCGGAAGGAACCCTTCTTTGCGCAGATAAACGCTATCTTGCGCGTAAGGGTCGTTGAGAAGTTCCTGAGAATAGCCGGGGGAATCTCCCTGTTCCATGTAGGTTTGGCGAAACCGGCGCAGCCTGTCTTCACTCCACATCTCAGGCCAGAGAATGTCGCGGAAGTCATCAAAAGCCCTATGAGCTCGGTAGAGGGCACTGCGGCAGGTCTTGTCTTTCATAAGACGCTGAAGCATGGAATCCTCGTGCAGGATGGTTCCGTGCCAGCGAATCTTACACTCCCGACGTCCGAGGGGAAGTAAGGCCCGCATGACCCAGCGACGAAACTTACGTCTGCGATCGAAGTTCTCTACCTGCTCGTCTTCCTCCATATCATCCGCGATTATGAGACCAGGACGACGGCCTCTCCATTTAATACCACGGAGTTTTTGTCCAGCACCACGAGCTATCACGCGAAAGTCGAAGCCTTTGGGATAGTCGGTATCGGGCTGGCAATGAAGAATAATCTCTCCCTTCGAATCGACCAGAAACTTTACGATACCGAAAGCTTTGCGGAGTTCATCATTATCACGAAGCTCTTTCGCAATGTCACTGAGGTGGGCCATGGCCAATTCCTCTGTGGCAGAGACGATCAAGACGTGAGGCTCAACTCGGAAACAGACATTCGCCAGAATGAAGTCATGTGTCAGAACTGTACTCTTGGCGTGACCTCGGGGAGCTGCTAGAGCCACAAACGGATCTTCAGCACAATACAGCTCCCACCAGTCCCGATGACACTGAGGGGTGGGCTGCGGGTCGTCGTACATGGGGGACAGGAAAGTCCCCGCAAAGGCTTCGACCAGAGGAGCTGTAAGTTTGACGGCCATCAGGCTGGGGTAGCGTCGATGACTTCAGTACGTTGCAAGGTGGTGTTCCGCAGACCCTGTTGCAGAGCGATTAGGCGGTCGGCCAGCTTGTCAATGGAACTTTCCGGGGTAGAGACTGGTGCAGGCGCCGCTGCCTTAAACATCTGTGCGCCGAGGGCTGCGGCCCGCAAGGCCAGATCGTCTGAGATAGCAACCGATGGAGCTGACATCTTTTCGATCAGTACCTCTACACTCCTGTTTGCCATAGCTCGGTAGCGATCTTCCAGGGTAGCAACCAGTGTCGGATCAATAAGCTCTCCCTTTCTCCGCTCCAGAGTAGCTCTAAAGGCGTCACTGTTTCGGATTATGCTGATCCAGGATTCTGTCAGTCCAAATAACTGACTCAGTTGTCTTCCAGACAGGTTCGGGTCCAGGAGCAGTGCCTCCGCCAATGCCTCATGTGAGAAGCGTCTCCGGGTGGTTCCTGCCGTAGCATCAAGAATATTCGCCATCTCTATCTCCATCTCTCTGTTAGGTGGGCCGACCAATGCAGGGGCGGGGAGCGGCGGGCTGCCGGGGGGCGGTGGCCGGCCCATGCGCAACCATATCATGCGGGCGGGTGAATGTAAAACTGTAGTTGTTGTCGGGCGGGCGGGCGGGCGTAAAGCTGTAGTTGTTGTCTGATGCGGGTAAGCTGTACAGGAAACTGTGGGATTACCTGTTCACATAACCCCAATCCTTGGAAAAATGTAGGGCTCCAATATATAAAAGAAAGTAGCTGCGAAGTTGCTCCCTCCACCCCCCTCCCGCCCAGGTGCGTGTACAGGCAGGTGCGCGCGTGCGCAGTGCGTGCGTCTAGTGGAGCGCGTGTGTGCGTGTGCTGCGCGCGTCTGAAGTAGGGAAGGGCCATAAGGTGAAGGGTCGAGGGGCATAAACACAATTGATTGGACATGGGGCGACGATGCGTGCATGATGCGAATCGTCGGCGCAGGGATGTACCGACACGGTGCGGTAGGGTTGCACCAGGTCCGGTTAGTTGGCGGATTCGCCGGTCGGGCGCTCTTTAACAATTCGGATCAATCCTCCTCCAGTTCGCGTCGTGGTAAGGCGCGCTGATGATGGCCGCAGGTACGGCCGAAACTGGAGGATTGGGAATGGAACATCCAAGTGTGAAACTTGCAACGCCGAAACCGGGAGAAACTCGGGAAGAGCGCTATAAAAGGCTTCGGCTGTGGGATATTTATTGCGGATATGAGCACGAAGTCTATGCCCTACAGCGGGCAGCGCCGTTGTCCGCTAACGGCGTGAGACTCCTGGCGTCTTTGAAACGTCAGATGGAAACAATCGAGCAGGGAACCTACGAACTATCGGAGTTGTAGCATCTAGCGACCTAGCGGATTCAACAAGTCCGCTATCCGCTGCATGTTGCAGTGATAACTGGAGGATTGGAAAATGGAAACGAGAGAAAAGACGACTGGTTGGACTAAGACTGGCTCAGTCTACACCTTTCTGGTCAAGGACCACGGTAAGGTAACGTTCGACCGTAGCAAGGCTTCGGCCAAGCTGCTTGACTTCTTCCTGGATTATGGGATTGGGCGCATTTTCCCGGATCGCACTAGCCAGCTCAAGGGCTTGTACAAGTTGGAAGGAATGCGCAAGCTCATCGCGTTGGCCGAATCCGGGTCGGAAACATTGTCGATTAGGGAAACGGCCGAGGAGCGGGCGGCAAGGGAACACGCGCAACGTTATTCCGACATCATCGAATGCTTCCGGCGGTTTGACGGCCGCAATGCGGAAGCGGTGGATGCGGCGCTGGCCAAGGTCATGGCGGCAAACAAGTGGTCGGTGCGAGACACCGCAGTGGCGGCATTGCTTGCGGTTCCACAAATCAAGCCGATTTACGTCGCGATCCTGCAGGAACGGGCAGGCGAGCGGGCTAAGCCGGGAACGGTGGCTGGGCTGGATGACGTATTCGGTGCGCTCGACGCATAGTCGAGGGTAGCTCAAAGGGACTTAGCGATAGGTCCCTTGAGGATACCGTGTGGTATCGTTAGACTGGAGGATTGAAGATGCGCTATATACATCAATATGGTGAAAACGGAAAACACCGCCTCGGTAAAACGAAGTACAATCCTAAAAGCCCAACAAATGAAAGCACAATAAAGTGGGGCGAGTGGGCACCATGGCGATCACCAGCTATGCTTGGTCATTATCTGGCTGTAACGGAATACTACCGAGATAGCCAGGAATTCCCAAACCCAAAATTGCTCTATCGGGTGCAGGTCGATGTTTGGCCACTTGATACCGAAGTTTTGTAGCATTCAGCTACACCACGGAGTGACAGTCCGTGGTAAGCTGCGTGTTGCAGCAATAACTGGAGGATTGAAAATGAACAATCGTTGCACGTGGATAGCACAAGAAATTTCCTGCGCACGACTAGATGATTGGTGTAATTTGCCAGAAGAGAAGTGGCGCGACGGCCAAATTTTCATGATGAATCTTTCACCTTTGGCCCAACAACATTGTGATCGGTGGGCGGGCGCTTTTGAACGAGGGTAGCATCTAGCGCCATAGCGTTGTGACAGAACGCTATACGCTGCGTGTTGCAGTGATAAACTGGAGGATTGAAGATGGAAACGATTAAAGAGGTTCTCATGCGTCGTGATGGTTATACGTCGGACGAGGCGGACGAACATATCGCCTACGCAAGGAGTCTTGTTGATGATGGTGAAGACCCTGAAGATGTGTGTATGGATGAATTCGGGTTGGAACCTGACTACGCGATGGATTTGTTATTCTAGCCGGCAAGCTACAGCCATGTGACAGATGGCTGTGTCGAGCCTGTTGCTCGAAATTGGAGGGTTGAAAATGTACGAAAGACTTTTGACCGAACTGGCCACAATCCAGGCGGCTGGTGGGATGCTGTACCAAGCCCGAGGGCGGGTTCATGTTCCGTTGCCGAGGGATAACCGCTGGCTGGAGCTGGTTCCGGCGGAACTGGAGGCAACTCGCCCCGACCTTTGGGCCGCGGGCCGCGGGCCGGGCTGGGAAGGAAGGGACTGGCCGGGCGGGGAGCGGATTGTGGGCGGGGAATGGGAGGTGCTGACCTGGGTTTTGGGGCGGGTTGGAGCGGGAAAGCGGGCCGGGCCGAAAAATAGCGTTTGAAATCAACGGGTTAGGGCGGACAATAGCCGCAACCATACAACGACATACCACACCATCACCACACCACCACCATACCCCCCGGGGGGCATTTTCCGGCGGGGCGGGTTACGTGTTCAGGAAAGGGGGTATAGTAATGGTAGTATTGTTGTTGTATTTTTTTTTCTCTACCCTCTCCTTTATTCTATTACCTGAACACCAAACCCTACCCCGGAAATGGGGGGCCGGTAGGGTATGGTGTTGGTGTCATGGTGTTGTTGTAACCCGCACAGATCGCTCCAGGACGCGCCACGCGCCGAGACCCATGCTACCCTACCCACACACCCGAATCGCCCGCCACGGGGGCCGCGCGATGGCATGGCGAGGCATCCGGCACACCATTCAACGCATCGCCCGGCACATCGCGTATACATCAAGCACACCATTGTCATTATCAGGCGCGTTTATACCCCCATTGGAATTTTTGATTGGACACCCGGGGCGACGACGACGATAATACGACAACGCATCAAAAACACGTCGCCCCGAACGCGCGGGGCAAGGAGTCCGCAGTGGCAAACATCAAGCTATCCGATGCACAAGTGCAGGAAATTCGGGTCAAAGCCTCGAAGGGAGTGGCGCGGAGAGAACTGGCGATCTACTATGGGGTAGCGCTGGAGACGGTTTCCAGAATCATTCGGGGTGATGCGAGGGTGTTTCCAACACCGGCGCCACCGAAGGTATTTCACCCGACAACTGTTGTGCTTCGATCTGAAGAAGAGGAAAAATTCTCGTGAAGGCTACGAAAATATCGGATGAGCAAGTCAGAAACATTCGGGCGAGGGTTGCAGAAGGAGCATCGCGGAAAGAGCTCGCCGTATATTATGGAGTAACGTATGAAACGATTTCCCGCATTGTGCGGGGAGAATCGAGGGTTTCTCCCGCAGAAGTGACAGTGAAACCGTTTCAGCGGGAGGTATCGGATGAGGAGATTGCGGCTGGAGCCCGGCGTATGTTTCAGCTGCAGCAGGAATTGACCAAATCCCAAGGGACCGAGGACTTGGCGGAGTTTCGACCAGCGCAGGAAGAAGACAGACCTCCAGCTGTCCCTGCGTTGGTCGTACCGGAAGGAACAGCGCTGTCACCTGAGCGAGTGCGGTGGCTGCTTGGTGGGGAATAGGGACTGGACTGGCCAGTTGATAACGTGGAGAATGAAGATGAAACAGATGAAAGTGAAAAGAGGGACTGCACGGCGAATTCGTCGGAATAAGGTGCGGGCGGATTGGTTGGAAGCGATGGAAGGTGATGTGCGGCAAATCTCGCTGGCTCAGTTTGAGCGGAAGAAGGTGAAAGGTGTTTAACATCCAAACTTGGACTGCTGTTTTTCAAGCACTGCTGTCAGCCGGACAAAAAACAACGCATCATGTGACTGTGTTGCCGTCGGCTCCAAGGCGAAAAACCAGCCGCAACTATCACGACGGCCATGAGGGCGAACGTATGCGTCGCTGGCTGCAAATCCAAGCCGGTACTCTCCGGACCGACAACGGGCTGGTCCACCGCGGTCAGCTGATCAGCAAGCCTGACGGCACCCTGCGGTTGCGTTGGCAGTAAAACCTACAAGCCGTGTGACAGACGGTTTGTGGAGCACTATTGCTTGAGACGAAAGGAATGGAAATGAAACACGATGGAATTTTGTGGATTGTGCTGCTTGCCGGTTCCTGGGGATTGGTTATCCTGTTCTGGCTGCTGATTTCCACCATTATCGAGGCATTGGCATGAACATTACCAAGACGATCATTCCTCTCAGCTTTCGGCGTGAGATCATTCGCCGGAAATTGGCGGATTTGCGGGTTGAACTGGCGGGGATCAAAGGTCACATGCTGGCTGTTCCCGGGTTGGAGAAGAAATGCAAATCTCTGGACAAAGCAATCTCCCGGGTGGAGAAATGGGAACGGGAACTGTAGGAAGCATTACGACAGTTTCCGAGCGCGCAATAGTTTGGGTGCTAAGATCGAGAGAACAACTGATCGTTTTCGGCCCACACATTGAAAGGACAATTTATGATGAAAAAGAGTGTAAAACTAGTTCCTGCCCTTACTCAATTAACTCCTGGCCGGACTATCCTGCAGAACGGAAGTTGCGGAACAATCGTTGAACTGTATAATGATGATTGCCTGGGAGTATTTCATGATGATAACGGAGCGGTTTTCACGGTTGACTCCAACGACCTGAAATCGGAGCAGCCCCCACTTTCACCGGATGAGGTAGTTGCTGAAATCTACCGCATCTTCAACAAGCCTGTTCCGAGCGGGCTGGTGTGGAGCTGAGTGACGAAGAACGTCGGCGAAGATGGTCAATTCAACTAATTCGCCGATTGTGGAAGGAAAATCAAGAGTTACGAAAAGAACTGACCTCGAGAAAGCAGTGTTCAAGCCGGGGACAATCTCGCAAGGGAAGTTTGCTGGAAGCGACACTGAATGTGACGGTGGGACTTGGTATTTCAATTGCAGCAAATATGCTTGTCCTGCCTCGGTTCGGGTATTCACCTGGATTGCAAGAAGCAACTGAAATCGGGGTGATATTCACCGGAATTAGTCTCATTCGATCGTATTTGCTGCGCCGTGTATTTAATTGGAGGCATCATGCATCTGCTAAGTGAGAAAGAACTGGAGGCTGCGGCAGAGGAAGAAGCTGGCCTGTGTCTGGAGTGTGGAAGCAAACAGGAATTCTATGAGCGGGACATGATGCGGTTTGGCCTGTGTGGAGAGTGCGGACTGCAGCGGGTAATCCGCGCATTGGACCTGTGGGATGGAATTCAACTGTTGGAGGACGAAGAATGACGAAAGGTCAGTTTCTGAGACTTTTACGAAGAGATGTGGGATTGTCAATTCGTGAAGCTGCAGCAAGGGCGGGGGTAAGTTATGGGCATCTGTCGGAACTGGAAAACGACAAAGTATGTCGGCCAGGATTTAATGTAATTGCTCGTCTGATGGCATTCTACGGAGAAAACATCGACAATTTCGCTGTGATGAATTAAACCACTCACATCCAAGCAGATTGACCACAGTCTGCTTCAGTGTGGGAATCCGCAGGCCGCCCCAAACGAAGGGCCTGCATCTTTGGAGAAGTTAAGAATGGCACGCAAAAAAGTAGACAACACGGACGTTAGTGAAGAAGTTTCCGGCGAAGAAGGAACAGCTCAGATCGTCGAACCGACTCGTCAAAAAGCAGTTCCTGAACTGGTCGAAATGACTGACGGCCGTAAGGTTGAATTCACTGGCCGCGTCAAAATGGACAAAACCATCATCATTGACGAGGACGCTGGTTCGGTGGCAGTTCGTTTCGACTTCCGCAATGGTCAGACCGTAACTTACCCGGTTCCTTCTCAGCACCTGCTCCACGCAGCCGGCCACGGATGGTCGCAGAAACTTGGGGACCATGTCGCTGGCATGAAGGACGAGCAAACCAAGGAACCGGCCAGCGAAGAGGACATGTTCCTGGCTATCGAATCTCTGGTCTCGGACCTGAACACCGGTGGCTGGAACAAGGTGCGAACGGGTGAGGGAACGGTCAGCGGTGCCGGTATCGTCCTGCGGGCAGTTGCCCAACACTTCGGCAAGACGGTTGCTGCGGTCAAAGAAATTCTGGAAGCCAAGCTCGCCGAAGACAAGGCCCGCGGTGGTACGCTCAGTCGCAAGGCTCTGTACGCCAGTTTCCGTAATCCAGACACCGAACTTGGCC